CGTTCACCAGCGTTTTGCGTAGGTGGCATGGACTAGCGTAATTGGTCATCATTACCCAATCGCCTGTGCCTTCATCGCTGTGTATGGCGTAATTCTTACCCAATGAACTTATAAAACCCTCAGCCATTTTAAGTGCTGCATAATTATCAAACCAATATGCATATTTCCAACTAAACAATGGGCTTGGATCAAAGCGATCTGCTTGCTTTTGCCAATCTTGATTTACCCATTCCATCGAGTTAGTCCACAGCTGTTCAAAATCAGCTGCTTTTAAATCAATCTGTATTTTCATTTGTAGCCCTTCTATGCTCACGCTTTGTGGCATAGCAATAGTGTCGCACGTGTGTACGACTTTGTGGATGATTTGTTAGTTATTTTTGATAACGATTTGATAACGTTATTTGTAGAGTTTACCCTCAAAAATGAAGCTACCGTCTGAGTTAATCGGCACTGTGATAACCGACACTTTACGCTCGTGAACGTAGGCAACAGCAAAGCCTTGCTGCCAGTTTGCATAACCTCTAGTATACGCCATGCCTGAACTACTTAGATCGACCAAATTGCCGACTTCATAGCCCCATACAGTACGCCCTAATTGGCCTCTAGAAGCCTCTGTAAAGGCCGCTGAACCTAATCTATGGGTATGCCCACACACTACGCTTTTTCCTAGCCTCCTAGCCCCATTTAAGGCCGTTTGTCCAGGAATTTGGCTAAGAGGGAAAGAGTCTCCATGAACCGCTGTCCATCCTGGCGCCCAGTCAAGTCCGTAAGGGTGGAATTTGATTTGCAATTTATCATATCCCATAAAACGCTCATATTGCATTTCGGGTAAATTGAGGAATGAGGGAAGTCTTTTTTTGATTGATCTGTAAAGTCTAATTCCATGATTGCTCCCTAGTACGTCTGTTACTCCTAAGTAACTTAATACTTCCTGAGTCTGTGTCCTATCATCATTGATGTTGCCCACCATTTCATCAATAGTTCCTGCATTAAAACCGCCCAATTGTGGCAAATCAATTTCATCACCAATACAAATAGTCCGATGAGGTTTCCATTTACCTAGAAAACGCCCTAGGGATTTAACACTAGCTTCACTAAAAAAAGGTACTTGCAGGTCAGACACAAACGCTATGCGCTTAATCTTCATCCTCGTCTGGAGTTGGGATAGATGGAATAATGCCGTCTTCGCCTACTACCCAATCGGGCATAGATGATGGGCTATCCATTAGATAGAGTGCAACGCTTTCTGTAAATCCAGCTTTGCGTGCAGCTCTAAACATTTCATGTTTGGCAATATAAAACACTTCTAATTTAGTTAATGGCTCAGGTGACTTACGCACCACACGCCTATTGATTTTCTTACGCTTACGTCTTATATCCGCCATGTGTTTATTGTCTCTTAACTATTAAAGAATACAGATCATCAACACGCTGCTCTAGTTTTAAACTTCTTGCATCAATTCGATCTACTGCATCTTTCATCGAGCTGCCAGAATTTGGGCGTAATTCGTTAAGCCAGCCTTTAATAAGAAAGCGCAGACCCACTAATAAACTTGTTAGTACTGCGCAGACGCCAGCCCCAAAGCCAGCCCATTCTGTTGCGCTCATGCTTCATCTGCACCGAGGCCATAAGCACTATCGGATTTATCTAAAGCCCTAGCTGCTGGACCAGCGAGTGCTGCAACAATTACAGACCATGCTGGATCTAAACCTAATTCATTACTAGCTAAAAATGTCAAGAATGACACTAATACGCCACGTGCATAGGATTTTAGTATTGCCTTTTGCTTCTTGCTGATCTTCATAAGTTACCTCCTAGTAGTGGTATATCAAATGGCTTGCCATCTTTATCGCCTAACTTTGTAAAGCTAATATGAACATGACGTAAGTGTTTGTTAAATCCCTTGTATTTACGCCACCTAAAATTAAGTATCTTGCTAGCGATCATGCCATTATGTATTACGTAAGATATGCGTTTATCGGATTTAGCGCATTCTCTGATCTGGTCAGCCAGATATATTGAGAGCCCTTCGGATGAATCCAAGCGAGAATCAACATCAATGGCTCGTACACACCCATTTGTGTCTGGATTATGATCGGATGCATTTCCTTTTTTGGCATGACGAGCGTCGCCCAGCCATCCATCAGTGGTAGTCCTACGATCACTGAACCAAAAATCAACCTGATCTCTTAACTGCACACCAGCCGCACATAACCATGGCTTCATTATGAAAGTAGTAGCTGTGCTTCCTCAGCTGTAATGCCAAGACGATCTAAAATTGCTTGACGTTTAGTTGCTTTTGCTTGTGCATCGGCTATTTCATCTGCCTTAACTTCTTTAATAGCAGCATCTATCTCTTTTTGTGTAGGTGCTTCGCCATCTAATACGATCCATTCAATAGTTGAATAGTCATAATCACTATATGAAAACTCTGCATTAGGCTTCAATTTACGAATTGCTTTAGTTAGATAATCACTCATTATGCACCAATTTCCATTAGAGTTATTACAGATTTTTTATCGCTATCAGGCTGAAAAACTACTTGTGCGCTGTTGGTAGTTCTTAATGATTTGCCTTGTGTCTTATATGTTGTGGCAGATGTTGTTGCTGGGCTGTCTAAATATGTTAATGCACACACATTATTAACTTCAAATAACGTTGTATTGTTGTGATAGTCATACCAAGCTTCAGAGCCACCAACATCAAATACACTTGTAGCACCTCTTAAAATTTGGATTGATCCACCATTATCTGAATTGCTTCTTTGTATTTTCATTACTTGATTTATGATAACTAATACTTTAGAAGTGGCTGAGGTTGGTGTAATAGATAAAGATAGTCCTGTGTCTGTGTAAGTATTAGTTGCAACAGTTACAGCAGTTGAATATTGACCTTGTACGACCTGCAATACTTTTCCGCCACCACCTGCAGGAGTAGCCCAACTAGGCACACCACCTGCAACTGTTAATACTTGACCAGTAGTACCAATTCCAAGTCTTGCTGGTGTAGATCCGCTTGAAGAATAAATTGTGTCGCCTGTAGTAGTCATTGGGTTAGTCATGCCAGTTGTATCTAAGTTAGCCCAAGCACTACCAGTGTAATATGTTGTTACATTTGTATCTTTAAGATAAGCAAAGTTACCTTCTTGTGGTGAGGTTACAGCTGCATCTCTAGCAGCGGCACTGGCGAATACCCAGACACCTTGCATTAAATAGCCGTCTACATCGGCTGCGGTTAATACCTCGCCTGTAACAAAGTCCTTAAAACCTAATCCTGCTGCCATCTTTGCTCCTTAATAACTGAGGACATTATAGTCTAAAGTGCCATAAATCGTATCATTTAGGATAAATGCATCTAAAATAGGCTCTAATGTCGTATACTGGACCTTCCAGCTGTTCGGCGAAATATTCATTTTTACGCCAAAAATTTGTAATGTTTTTTCTAAAGTAGATCCACCTGGCTGGGTAGTAATTACCTTTATTGGATCAAAGAAATCTAGGTCTAGGGCTGCGATAATGCCTGTATTGTAATTAGGCGTGTATAGGTCTAAGACTATGGCATCTACTCGTATGCTGGTTTCAGCTCTACTGGCTACGTAAGCTCTTGCATAATCTAATGCTTCTGAGTCTGATTGCATTAAAAGGTTGTCTAAAAAGTAACTGTGTAAGAAATATTTATCTATGCTTGCTTGGTTTAATGCTACCTGTGCGCTACCACCAGACCTGGTAATTGTAGCTTTATTAAAGACAAGCACATCATTTAATATCCAACTAGCATCAAAGTAGGTTATACCTGTGCCATTATCTGCAAAGACGGTAGGTGTGCCACCAATAGATCCAGCGGTTACAGCTCTGTCTTGAAATACAAATGATCCAGTTGCGTCTACATACAAAGCACCATATTCTGATAGGGCTACAGTGGAAAGAGCTTGTAATGCTGTGCGGTTAGTGCCTGGGTCTGCTTGCATCGTAGTTAGTCCTGCATCTACATCACGCATTGTGGCAGGCCAGTCAATTTCATCTAATATTTGGTTAATACGTGTGCCTGCTAAATTGCCAGCAGTAGCGCCTGTAACTGTACTGATCTGCGCTAACTGGGCTAATCTAAATGCATCCACAGCTTGTATTGTTGTCATGGCTAGATCTTCACCAGAGTCGTCTGGATATGTAGTTACATAACTTGTAATAAATCCAGAAAATATAGGATAAGTAACACTGCCATATGTTGCAGTAATCTGCACTTTCTTCATAGGCGTTAATAATTCGTAATATGGTCCACTTACATTCTGTGGATTAAAGTCACCATTTTGATCTACAATACGTAAACTCAATGCGCCTGTTTGGAATTGATCTGATAATGCCGTACGACCTCGGTTAGTCTCAATACGATTGACTTGATTCGATACATCAACTACAACATAATCTGTGCCTGACAATACATTTGTGCCTAAGATACCAGTATCTAAAATTAAAGCTTGTGCAGTAATAGGCCCAGTAGTAAAATTAATTATTGCATTTATTACTGGTACGGTCATGCTATGAAGCCATTAGGTACTGATGAGTAACCTGATCTACTTGCAACCTGTAAACTTTCTGCTATAAGTTGCGCAAACTTATCGCCTGTTGATGCTGTGTCTACTGTAATTTTAATTGGCATTGGATCTCTACCAGTTTCACCATAATAAGTACCTGCTAATGGATTAGTAACTTGACTTTGACCTGAATAGTAATCTTGTGTTATTGATGGAAATGCGGTTGTTGAAGACACTGGACCAGAGGATGGCATTCTGCCAGTTTCGCCATACATCGTGCCAGCAAAAGGATTTATCTGTTTAAACTTGGCTGCTGAATCCATAGCTGCGCCTGCCAATATTACTAAAGAATCAGTTACCGTTTTAATTGCTTCATTTTCCATATTTTGCAATAAGTATTTATCAGCCATAGCAGCGTTACCGTCTAAGATGGCTAATTTTTCAGCAATTCTTACTCTTGTTTCTTCATCGGTAGCAGCATTTAAAGCAGCTGTTAAATTGATGCGCTCTAGATCGTATTTGTCTTTGAGTTTCTTTAATGCCTCTTCTGCCTTTAGTGCATCGATTAACTTCTTGCGTGCATCAAACTCTTGCTTTCTAATTCTTTCTTGCACAGATGGTATGCCTGAGTAGCCGCCTACGTTAGGCTGAGCAGAAGGATTACTCCTGCCAATATCATTAGCAATTAAAGCCAATGCGCCACCTATGAGTAACTTTTTTGATCCAAATACAAGGAATGCTAAACCTGCTAATAGTTTTCCTATATCAGTATCTGCAAACTTTTTAACTTCGCCTACCAATAAAGCCAAGCCTTTAACTGTATCGGCAATAGCCAAAGCAAAACTATTCATAGAATCGGCAGCATTTTCAATTGATTTATCTTTACCTAAAGTAGTTAAAGCATCTACTAAACCTTTACCAATTATCTCTGTGGCATCGGCAGCAGCTACTCGTAATAGATCTACCTTGCCAGCAAAGGTTGTTAATCTTGCAGCAGCTTGTCCTGAGTATGCTTTTTGTAATTCTTTTAATGCTAACTCCATGTTGCCAGTTTTTAAAGCATTCTTAGATAGAGCAACTCCTAAAGTTTTTAAACTCTTAGTCTGCCCGTTATAGCCTCTAACTATTGCAGTAGTTACTTGATCCAATGAGATGCCAGTTGCAGCGGATGTGTCTAAAGCAACATTTAATGCATTCTGACTTAGAGTAATAGATTGTGTGGCTGTTAATAAAGACTGGAATGCTGGTCTTAAATCATCATCTAATACGCCAGTTAGTTTTTGTAGATTAGCAATATAACCTTCAACATAAGGTGTTGCAAAAGCAAAGCCAGTATTCTTTAACTGTACTTCTAAACGTTTGGCTGCTGCCTGATCGTCTGCAAAAGCCTTAACTGCTTTTTTAGAAAATGATACTAGAGCTGCTGCACCAAAGACTGTGCCAAAGGTACGACCTAAACTTTTAACACTCTTATCAAATGATGATATATCTTTCTTGCCCTTAGTTAATGCTTTACCATTCCAGGTGGCTAAGGCTGCGGCGACTAATGCTGGAGGTTTTGCCATTATGCTGCCTTATTCAATTTGCCAGAATTAAATGCATTAGCTGTTTTAGTAATAGCTTCTAATACTGCGCCATATACTTTACCTTGGTCTTCATACCACGCTCTAAATATTGCTCGACCACGTTGATTACCACTACCCTTTAATGGGCTTAAGTTTTGTGCAGATTGATTAAAATGAATGCCTGCTCTTGGATTAAGACTTTCTGACTTAGGATCTCCACCAGGATTTTTGCGACCTGCAGTTTCAAATATTGCACCAGAAGCAGATCTATTGGCTACAAAGTTAATCATTGAGAATCCTGATTTATTGGCTCTAGTTGCACCTTTAGAATAATAGATACCATTACGTGCAACATCTTGATCGTAGAATGGGAACGCCCGATACTTTTGCTCTGCTGTAACATTGATTTTACGCCAACCAGATAACACTTCTTCATTAGCTGGCATGTAACCTCTAGCCTTATCCCTTATTGGGATCATTACGGCTTTGATCTCGGCTTGCATTTGTTTGTTTAAGTTCTTGTCTACAGCATCCATAGCAGCTATGAGTTCTTTAACGCCTGTTACGTTTACTGGCATTTTTAATCTCCTTAGCTCTATCGTTTAAGACCTGAATAATTGCTGAAAACATTTCTGAGTCCATGTTAATAAACTCACTTGGCGCAATTCCAGTTTCTACGCTTAACGCAGCGATAGAGTAAAGAGTAGAATTACGCTGTGCTATTTTTTTGGTTCGTCTAATACCTCGACAGTTTCTAGGCTGTCAATAAACTCGATTCCAAAAACAGGAACGGTTACGTTAGCCCTACGTAAGCACTCATGCGCTAAGAAGTAAATCTCAGTCTGCCGTTCGTGGTCACGTAGGACTTTACTAATTCCTGCGCCATACTTTAACTCGAAAGCGTACTCAACACCTGGCGTGATTTTATGTTCTGTTACCTCGCCATTAGCCCTAGTTATCTTTAGCTTTGCCATTATTGCTCCTTATGCTACTGCTACAGATATTACGCTGTTGCAGGTAAATGTGATGCTCTGTGATGATATATCGCCAACAGCACCGTTGATGTTTTGTAGATTATTCACTAAAACGGTAGTGCTGTAAAGCGGATTTGTAGCAGATGTTGCACCACTTGCTTGCTTGATTGTCACAGGTACAGTTGTACCGTAAGCAGCACGTAGTGTTGGAATTACAGTTGTTGCTGCATTGTCATTAAGGAAGTCTAGAGTAATTGTTGATGCCTCTAGTCCCTTAGCAAACTTGTGTGCAGTATCGCCCATAGCAGTGACTTCTAGTTCATCGAATGCTTGGTTGATAGTTACAGCTGTTACATACGCTGATAAATCAACGCTGTTAAAAGTTACTACAGCTGTATTGTTTAAGAAAATTGCCATTATTACTCCTTATCCTTCTCTTTAGTTTGTGCAGGTTTTGGTGCTTCTTCGATCTGACCTATCTT